ATATAGGGACATGATGAAATTTGTATTTTATTATGCCCTCTATTTATCACGCCGAGGGCACACGCAGATATAAAATCTGCAAGGCGCTTCCCCTTATGGGGCATCTTTCAATTTGTGCTCGCCCTCTTCTTAGACGCATAGCGAGAGGCGTCAGACATTTCGCACCAGACCTTTTATTAGTCCCATATCTGGTAGGGACAAACATTTGATACAATGTTACAGCCCCGCATTTATCGGTAGCGGAACACCTGAAGTTCTTTATTCATCTGTATCAATATATGTATTTGGCATCTTTGCGTAAATACTTGCTTTACGTTCTTCGCTTGCCAACTGCATACGAAGTAATTCTTTTTGATAGCCAAGGGAAATTTTCATCCTAATGATATCCATCAGAGATCCTTCGCTAAGTTCTAATTGGTTTAGAGTTGCTACAAAACCCAAGATGTAACTGGACTCGGCAGCACCTTGCGCCATTTGCTCGTTATTAGATTCCATGCAAAAATCAGGATAATGTCCATAACTGCAATCCGCGCATTGCTGGTTTTCGACGCTTTCGTTTTCATCTACAAATTCTTCAACAGGTTCATCCATACGTCCTCCTGCGATGTTATTCTTCTAATAATAAGTCTGCCAAAGCAGAAAATTCACTGCGTTCATTCTTTTTCAAAGTTACTAAACCAAACATAGGATTTCCTTGTAATTTTTCAATCGCTTTTTTAACCCCAGAATCTTTTCTAAAAACTTCTTTATCGGTTTGTCGCATATCACCTACGGCAATAAAACAACTATCTTTTCCGGTTCGCCCCATCAATAAGGACATGTGATACGCTGTGGTGTTCTGCGCCTCCTCCAAAAATATTATAGAGTTTTCCCAACTGCGTCCGCGGCAGAAGCCGAGATGTTCGAGCCGTATCTTGCCTTGCTCAATAAAAAGATCCAGCATGTCTTCGCTACCTAAAATATCCGCCATTTCTAATGCCCATGGCTTTAGCTTGTCGTTGGCTACAGAAGGAAGGGCACCGATGTCATTCGTGTCTTTGACAATTATGTTATTCCTAACATATCTCAGACACGTATATTTAGATCGTTTAGAATTAATTTCGTTCAAAGCCCAGCATAGCGCAACAAAACTCTTGCCACATCCATAAGGAGATAGACAGAACTTGCCTATAATTGATTCATCCTGTAACATATTGAATAAATATTTTTGCTCATCGTTTAGAGGTTTTACGTCTCCAAAATAGTCATTGTCTATCTTACGATATTTTAATTGGACGACTTTTTCGCCATCCCACTTACCGAGATAAATTACATCGCCTAAAGCGTTTCTAACCTTAATATATTCGTTTGTGTAAAAATCATATTGTTTTCCATCTTCATAGAATTCTTGTAAATCTTCGTCGTTGATAGTTAATTCTCGAATTCCAACGTAATTACTCAGATGAAACCTCCTTATATTATTAAGTTTTCTTTCAAAAATACCATAACTGTTTTTGCAATATTATCATTTTTATAGTCAATTCTTAATAAGGGAATATTCCTATTTTTGGCATATTCATTTTTCCGCAAATCCACATCTTGCAAAAGATAAAAATTATCAATTGTTCCATGCCAAGACGGTATAAACCGAGTATGCTGCGCGTCATCATATTCGATAAGCGCTATTATATTTTTATTTTTATCATATATACCAAAATCATATCTCAACACTCTACCCAAATCAGATCTTAAATCCTCAAACCAATATTCTGGTTTAAAGTCTATGGTTTCATTTTTTAATAATTTAAAAATTTTTTGTGCCTTACCAGATAAACAACATATGGGGCAACCCCGGTTGTGAACTCTATTAGAGATTTGACAGTCGTAACTAGACTGGCAAATAGGGCAAATCCACCATGTTTTTGTATGAGACCCAAAAGAAAAATCTTCGGGTTTCTTAACATTCTTTTCATAATCCCACTCTAATGCAATTTCTGGGTATAATATAGACAGCCTGTTTCTATCCGTAAGAACTTGCCCTGAGCAAGCAGCACACCCGTGTCTATTGCGAACCCTATCTCCCACCGACGCGACATAAGAATAGTTGCACTTGCCACAAACCCATCCGACCTTTTTGGCGCTTGTATGTTTCATATCATAAATATCAATACCGACATTGACGCTATAGTCCCACTCTTTTGCTATTTCTGGGTATAATAATAAAAATCTGTTTTTATCAGAAACCACTGTTCCAGAACATCTCTGGCAAGCATAAACATCGCTGTGTCTCATCATAACGATTGGGGATTGATACCAAGCATATTCGCATACATCACATTTCCACCAGTATTTTATACCAGAACTTTGAGCTACGCTATAAGCAGTATTAGGATAATTTTTTTTATTATCAAAATACTTTGCAGAATCTGGAAAAATATCACCAAAAGAATTAATACTAGAAACTCTTTTCCTTTGACAATATGGGCATTTGCAGCCCATATTTCTAACGGAATGAAATCTTATTTCAAAATCATGGTTGCATACATTACAATGAAATGTAAAATATTCCGTTCTACCAGACTCATAACTCCGTGATATTACATTCCAGTCTCGCCCGTTGGCATTAAGCCAAAGTTGAGCATTTTGCACAGCGTATTCGTTATGGGAATTAAAAGTTAAATACTTGCGAGTTTTTACAGATATCGAAAATTTATTATGGCTAAAATTATAAAAATAACCATCCATATCTTTAACTATAAGATTACTAGATCCATCTTTATAATCATCTGCAATAGAAACCATAATATACCCATAAGATTCTATTCTTGCTTTTACATATTCGAAACTATACACTTTAGACATTTAATACCCCTAAGCCCCTAGAATAGAATGGGATAATGGAGGGGTTCCATTTTCAAAAAGATGATCAGTCTCTTCTATCCCATTCTTAATTCCTATATTTATGTATTCTTAGTCATGCTCTTTCTTTTTTCTTTTGAAAGACATTTCTCTTGTGTTCTACCTACTGCGTGGCAATTATTACACCGAAAACTTCGGTATAAACCAGCAGGAGTGGCATATTGCTTGCTAATATAGGCAATGTCTTCACTACCACAAAATCCACACATAGGTTCAATGGAATCATGATATAGCCCGATAGACGGATGGTTTTTAATCCAAGGTCTGAGAACCAAATATTGTTCCTGTAGCGCGACAACATCTTGAATGTTGTACGAACTCATATCATCCAAAGCCTTCTGCTCACCAGCCACAGCCCTAATCCATAAATCCATCCCTTCTGTCTGTTTTTTTCTTTCAAGCTCTAGAGTATAATTAACATAATCCATAGCCTTAGAAGTAAAAGCGAAGTTCCTAGAAACCGTTTGATACAGATCTATGCTCTTATACGGAGCTGGGGGTTGAATTTTATTTATAATAAGCCTGGTATTAATTTTGGGTACGTCATAGCTATTCCCATTATAGGTAATCGCTATATCGCATTCGTTTAATAAATTATACATTTCTTCACAAATACGCTTATCGCTTCGTTTCACCGCTTCTTTCGGAGTTAGAACACCGGAAAACACTGTTTCGTCATATAGCCATTTAGCCGCATATGATAGCATAAACCAATCTTCTAAAATTTGACCGCGGTTAATATATTGTTTATTAATTCCCCATGTTGCACTTGTAACGTAACTATTTTCAATATCAAAAACTAAAATCTTTGGAGATTGTTTCGCGGGGTAAATAATTTTACCCTTATTGTCTCTCGCAGGAATACCCCTGCGTCGTCTTTCTTTTTTAAATTTGTCGCGTAATTCTTCACCGCCTTTGTAATGATGTTTTTCTGCCAGTTCCGGCCAGAATCTTGTATGTCCATCGGATTGCGAATAATGTGATAGACAGTCTTCGAAAATTTTATCGTTCAATATTTTCTCCCATAGGAAAACATGGTGCAAAGATTTTTGTATTTATTCCCTGACTGGTAGTAATCGTAACTACTCCCTTAATAAACAATAAAATTGAATAATAATGGGGATAATTCTTTTACAGCCAGGGAAACCAATATCGATAATATTACCACATATATGTAAATCTGTCAAGGGTAAACCAACTTAATAAAATGACTATTTTATTATGGTATTCTCTATCGGTTCTTCAACTGGCTTTTCATCCACTACCGCCACAACTTCTCGAATCACACACTTGGCAGTCACTAAAGCGGCTTTATCGTAAGTTCCCTCTTTGCTAACAATAGGTGTCAGTTTTGGTGCAAGCGGGTCTTGTTCGTAAACGCCCTCGGATTTTTTTATATCAGGCACAACTTTCACCACCACACATGGGTAATATTTTGTATCCTTATCCACGACGGGGTTCAATTGCAAAACCATTTCAGTAATCTGGTCAAATTCAGGTACTTTGGCATAAACGTTGTCTGGCATATTCGCTTATCCTCCTTTTAGCATCCGAAATACTTACCACGCACTTAATATATTTCTCGTAAAACCTAAAACTGTCGCTGTGTTTCATCCATCCCCAATAAGAGACCGCAGCGCACGCATCCAAATAATTTAATTCAGTCTTCTTGCCAATCTTTTTATATCTCCTGCGAATTCGCAATGAGTTGGCTTTTCGCATTATTGTTTTGTCCTGGTAAAACTTCAGGCCGAGAAAATCAATTGCTCTTTTGCTCGTACGGAAAACCTGCCAATCTCCTTTTAGCTTCAAATGGATTGAGCTCAAATATTGCTCAATTTCCTTTCTCGCCTTATGCAATTTTCTTTTATTGCTGCCTAGCAGCACCAGGTCATCCACATACCTAATGTAATATTTGGTTTTCAACATTTCTTTGATGAAATGATCAAGCCCCTGCAGGAAGTAATTTGCGAACCATTGTGACGTATAGTTGCCTATCGGTAATCCCAAGTCGCCGCTGTCAACGATCTGATCGATCAACCACAAACATTTGTTGTCCTTAATGTCTTTTCGGAACATTCCCTTCAATACGTCTTTGTTGATTGAGGGATAGAATTTTTCAACATCCATTTTCAAACAATACTTCGTACCGCGATAATCTGAATCCAGGCAATGTCTCACATACTTTTGACCAAAACTCGTGCCTCTTCCAGGAACACTGCCGCAATTGATTTCATACATTCCGCGCATGATAACTTTCTCAACCTGGAGCATCAACGCCCAATGGATGATCTGATCTGGATAAAAACGCGGCTTGTAGATCCTCCGCTCTTTCTTCCTGGCTCCGTCATAGATGACCTTTATCGTGTACGGAGAAGGAACATATTTCTGGCTCACCAACAATTCCCGGATCTGTAAAGCAAAATAATCAAGGTCAAGGAGGATCCGCTTAACATAGTTTCTGTTGCGCTTCCCAAGAGACGCTTTCATGATCGCCAGCTTGATGTTGTCGAGATCACAAATCTTTTCATAGAGAAAACCAATTCTTTTCATAAGCCTTTCTTATTAGCCTCATGGTGGTTCGAGTGTTGCCACCTACTAAACCATGCTCTTTTCGGCTTAATTTTCACCAAGAGGTGAGGAATACGGGATGCCATTTCTACCAATAATCTAATAAGAAGACGCGCGCCGATGTTGATGTTCGTATTCGATGAGGTGTTGTTCAAGTTCCAGTACGACAACCCATCATTCGCACCGTTGTTCCAATTACCACCCAACAACGCAAGCGCGCATCCCGTACCCCTTTGTTCCAAGTGCATAATAAGAACCTAAGTCCTTTCTTGGGGGGCTCCCCCCAAACCCCCTAAAGAGCTGTTTTAAGAAGACGCGCGCCGATGTTGATGCCCGCATTCGACGAGGCGTAGCTCCAGTTCCAGTACGACAACCCACCAAGCGCACCGCCGCTCCAAGCACCCCCCAACAACGCAACTCTCTGACCGGTAGTCATGTAGTAATAGTCACAGTAGTATTTATTGCTGGCTCCGCCTGCCACAGCGGTTGGAAATGCAGCATACGGGTTATTAGCGTCCCAACCCATCGAGATCGGATACCCATTGGCGTTATGATTCACATACCCCAATTGCAGGTAAGGTGCAGCGAACACATTACTAGCATAATTCAGGAAGTTTTTGCAGACCCACGCCTGGTATTCGTCGATGTTCACACCGTCTATGAATTCGTAAATGCTGCCCCACAGATTTTCAATTCCCCGGTACATACATGGGTATTTTCCAGTCGAATTACTGCCAATACTGCCTGACTTTGCTGCAACAGAGCTTGAAAAACCACTCTTCCAACCTGTGTTGTAAACAATATTGTCAAGAGCTATATTCACCGCTGCCCCGTCAAACGAGACAGCTTTGTTGCTGGCATCGTACACATCAATGGCGGTAATGGTTCTGCCATAAAATATCTGGTTGCCTCCCAGTGACGTACCGATTGAAATTGTCTGCCCGACCACAAAAAGGTCAGCAAAAGCGTTGGCAATAATGATCCTGTTCACATTGTTTTCTGCCACGGTCGCCACGTGGCTGGCAGAATATTGACCTGTACTAAACCCTTGCATAATTGCCTGGCTGTTCAGTGTCGCAAACTCCACATAAAAGAGCGTCTGCAACACATCCACCACGTGAATATCCATCTGGTAATATCCCGCACCATTCGCAGCCGCGTACCCTCTAAAATCAACAATGTTTTTGTTGATAAGCGGATACATTCCAGATTTTGATTCCAGTTTATTCGCGCCGCTCAAACTGGCGTTGTACTTACCCACGTCAACATAAGGCAGCTCTTCCCCTGTCGTTCCTTTTACAAAACACAACGGCAGGTAGGCTGCCCCAAATGGCTTCTTGGATATTCTCCACGATTTGAAATTCTCTGAATCCGTTTTCTCGATATAAAACTTGGGAATACGCACAAACACATTTCCTAACGCATCAGTGACTTCTGCGATGTCCTTATATATTTCGGCGGCATCAAAATTATTTACCACCGCGCCAGCATCAACGCCAGCAGCTGCCACCATTCCCACTGCCGCATCCGTGCGCGTGAGCGTGGGACTTTCTACTTTAGTCCACGACGCGCCGTAGATTTTGGCAGTGCCCCCCGCAATTGTCAGTATAAATAATCGTTTAATGTTCATACGCCCTCACATAAAATTCTAATTTCATGATGTCCTTCTCAATGGAACTAAAGCAAGTCGATATGAAATAGTATCGCCTGATCAGCAGTTGCCTGCGCTACCGCAGAAGCACTTGTACCCAAACGGGCTTTTACAAAACTCCAGGGCAAAAACGCCTTCGGATCTATGATGTAGCTTCTGGCGGCCGTCGTAACCGTCAGAGACACCTCGGTACTTGTGTCATCATACAGTGCGTAGTAATTAGTGCCATCTGCGGAGACAGTGAAAGTCATTGCAGTTCCTGTGATTTTACTTCCGCTAATAGTCACTCCCATCAACGTTGAATTATTTAATGTTATAGCATCACTAGTAGTTTGCCCAACCACAAAAGATGACGCGATTGTTCTTCTTTGAGCCATTTTATATTCCTCCTTATTTATTGTTGAATTGGGATACTCCTTTCAACAATAAAAGGAGATTCCTCTAAACTGCATCTTCACTATTAGCCTTCATTTCGTTACGAAGGTCACCTGATAACTTAAATGCTACATATTCTGTAGCGGGTATGTCAATATCTACAGCAGCACCTCGGATGCCCTTTGTGGGTTGCTTACCCCGATGTGCGGCAATTTTGACGTAATTCAGTTGTCCGAATCCCCGTACTGCTATTTTTACCCTATTCTTAATAGCATCTCTAAATACAGCAATTAGCATATTCAGAAATAATTCCGTATCTTTAAACGTATATCCACATCTATTTGCAACTTCCCATATTAATTCATCTTTATTCATATGACATCCTTTTTATATAATTGCGGTATTATATACCAATATATGCAAACTTGCTGAACTCTGGAAATCTATACGAAACTATCAATGTTTCCTATTGCGATCATTTTCTTTCAAACATTTTGCACAATATTTTTTATTATTGCCGTTCTTTTCTATTTCTTTTCCACATCCCAAACAGATAAAATAAGCGGGATAAAAATTAATCATATCATCTCTGCTGCTAATAGTTGCGAATATGCCTTCGGGTAAGCAGGCATTATCGGCATAAAGAACCTCAAGCCAACCATCTTTGCTGGGATTATTGACATCAGAAAGCAGATAGCCTTTAGATATCAAATCATAAACTATCGATTCTTGCTCTTGCCGGCTGGCGTAAACTTTTGCAAGTGAAAGATAAGGAGACAGAAGGGCGTTGACAGAAAATCTCGTGCACCAGTATTCACTATTTTTATTTTTATGCCAGACATCACTGCTTTGCTTGTAAAATTTTGAGCAAACCAAAATCACAAACAGAATTTTTTCTACACGATAATTATGCAACAACTTAATGCGCTCAATTTCTTGTGCGGTTATAACAACATCTCTGGGAATACTTAAAGTGCTTTGTTTAGATTTCTTTATTGCGACATCTATGGAGTTACCAAAAATAATCTCATTATATTCGGGATTATATTTGTAGCAAAACGCATTTAGTTTTTTTCTTATCTGTTCTTCATCTAATTTTTTAAAGAAATAAAATTTAGCCAGAACGATAAGATCCTTACGTGACATAAATTTAACAAAACCATTGGCTAAAAGTTTTTCCGCATACAGTAACTCGTCAAATATAGGTATCATAAATAAATTCCTCATCCCGATATGCGGTTTCCGTATTGACTGGCTTCAAATCAAAATAAGAACCAAGATATTCAATACCTCCAGATACGTCTAAGAATGGCGCCGAGGGATTCTCCTGACGATGTTTTAACACGTTATTTACTACGCCCTCACCAAGAATTTGCCAAACGAATTGTTTGGAATCGTGGGGATAGTCGATGTAGCAAACCCTAACGGCAAGATTGGCTAATTCAGAAACATCGGCGCTTATAGCATATGCTTCTTCCAGAATAAACTTATTATATTGTTTGAGGTTACTAAACATTTCTTTGCCATTTACATCTTTTATAAAAGCAAAATTGGTTTTTCCGCTCTTATACTTTTTATGCAAGGCTTTAATCTGCTGATATTTGACATCATCATATTCTATTGACGAATCTATTAGGATGGCAATAATATCTTCTACATTTTTATTTTTTACCTTCTTCTTAATTTCTTTTACTTCTGATTCCAAAAAATAACAGGCTTTATTGGCGATACAATCGGTTTCAATAATGGGACTGAATTTATAATATTGTTCGGCAATTGATAGTTCTTCTGCGGATAGACGATGAGAGAGATTATGATAATCATACAGTACGGTTTCCAGAGATTTGCCAAACGTTCTGGCACAGTGGTTATGATATTTACGATTATATCGACTATGTTTTTTATTCAATCTCGGATATAGGTGTCGCATAAAATAAGGACGCTTATCTATGATCAAACGGTTATTCAAATTCGCACGTTCTTTTTCTTCAGCGCTCATACCCGGTTTTATTTTCGTCCATCTAGTCCAATACGACGGCATTTTCTTCGTGTTGTCGTTCTTAGCCGCGTCTATTGCCTGTCCCTGGTAGAACCGGCAGAGTTTGAGCCTTTTAATCAATTCCTTATACTCAACGGAATCTTGCGGATATGATTTCAGCATGGCATCCATAGTTGTAGACGTATTGGTGATAATTCCTATGGGGCTATCGAATGACTTAATATCGGAAAGGTATAATTCTTCTTCTCGAATAATTGATTTAGGTGCAACACCCTTATCATAAGTAATAGGGAAACCGCCATACGCACCTTTCAGCACAACGGAGTTATCGGTTGTCATAGTCAGGTCGCCATCGAAATCGCTATCGGCTTGTAACATCGTGTCCAACCCAAAGATGTTGTAAATGATGCCACTGCTGATATGCTGATACCAAAACCGTTGTTCTTCGTTGTTCTGTAAATTAAGTACATTGACTTCGCTTCGCCAGGTCAGTGGTGCTCGCATAGCCGCTACAACTGACACGCCCTTCTGGTTCCAGTAGTTGCTATAATGTTCGCCCCTTTGTAGCAGACCTCTAGGAACTTTGCCAAAGCAGTGTTCCATTAAAGCGAATGGGTCACTCAACATGGTCGAGTAATTTCCGTCCAGCACTAGGTTGCCAATATAAGCCTCTCTAATTTTTTTATTGAGGCTGTGAATAACGTGGTTCTGTATATAAGGATCTGCTATCAACTGATTGTTCAAGAGCAATGATTTTGTAATGGGATCGCTTATTTTTTCCAACAACAGCGGGTCGTAGTCGTCATAGGCAAGTTTACCCAATAGATACAACAATGTATAGGAAATATCCAGCCCCATGGTCTTACCGATGTAATCAATGGTCTTCTGACACAAGAATTTTATTTCGGCATCACCGATATTCAGATTCTGAATAAACTGGTAATTACTGAAAACGTAGTCGTAATCTTTCCGCGGTGCGTACCTGCTGATACCCCAGTTCATACCATTGACTCGACACTTAGAAGCGTATTCATCCACGCTGTTGTAAAATGGAGCACCCTTAAACATCGACGCCGTTAATATTAAATCCATGTCCCTAATGTTTACAGCGTTGCCATACATATCGATTATCAGGTGTTCGCCCAGTTCTTCGCTGTATCTATGAAAGTCCATGGTAGCTACCATACCTTTCATAAAGGCATTCCTGATGATAAAGGATGAGGGCACGTAATCTAATTCAAGTTCTTCCGCCCAACGACGAGCCTGCTCAACAGAAATCAAACCCTGCCCATCGAAGGCGTTAAACTCCAAGGGCATGGTTCTTTCCTCAATACGATCTTCTGCGGGCGTCTCTACGACGTAATCCACCCGTTCTTCCCTGGTGGTGATGTAATCTGGGATAACTGTGAAATACGGTGTACTTACCTTTATGGTGCCACTGAAGTTCAAGGCGAAATAGGCGTTGTACTTATTGGGACTAACCGCTATGGTCTCATCTATGCCATTCTTCAACACCTGTTTTAATTCCGCCTCAACATCTGCGCTGCAAAAAATAACGGTGTTTCTTCTACTATGTCCGGCACCACACATAAATCTTACAAATCGCCTGCCGTTAACCACAAATGAATTAGCAATTATTTTTTTATAATGCTTCCGGTCTTCTACCGATAGACTAATAATTTCTGGCACAAATAGGATGTGATTTAACCGGTTTTCAATTTCTACTATTCTTTCAATATTCTTACCGGTTGATTTCCGACCTTTTAATTTTCTTTTTTCAACTAGTAGACCTGCTATTTCCAGGGGGTCGTAATTCCGATGTTGCAGATCAAATAATGTTCTTATGGCTTGGTTTTCAGCAACCGCTACAAGTTCTCCGTTTTTTCTCGCCTGATTAATACCTACATCAATGTTGTAATTACTACGGATTACGCGGCTACTAGATAGGTGTAGGATATAAAAGGATTGAATTCTGCTCAATGACCGTGGTAATCCTTTCTTTAGGATGTATTAATTATATATAGATGTTGTCGCTATCTGCGTCTTCGTCGTATCTGCAATCCAGTATGTTGTCGGTATAGCGGTAATAACTCATCTCCTGCCAATGATATTCTTTATCGTCTTTATCGAAATTATATGAAATGTTGAAATCGCTGATATAAAATCTACAGGGTTTTAAGTCGTTGCTATCACATTCACATCTGTCGAAATGCAAGCAGTCTCCGCACATTCTCCTTTCTGTGTTATTTTGTTGTTGCTGATAATGAGTGTCGTCGTTGTGTGTCATCGTAATTTAAACTTTTTACACCTCCTCGCTTTCTAATTCGGTTCCTGCGC